ACCAGTTTGCGGCTGGAAGCACTTTCAAATTATTCGGTATACACGGAGAGGCATAATAATGGCTTACACGCTTATTGAAACGGTAACAGTCGGTTCAGGTGGGGCAGCCTCAATAGAGTTCACTTCAATCCCTCAAGACGGGGTGGATTTGTTGTTGAAACTATCTACTCGCACAGATAGGGCTGCAAATACAGACAACATAGAGCTTCAGGTAAACTCCAATACCGGCTCAATTTATACCCATAAGCGCTTGCAGGGTACCGGCAGTGGCGTTTTTACTGGTTCTTTCACTGGCACTGTAGCTTACATAATTAATAACGGAAACAATGACACTTCTAATACTTTCGGTAATGCTGATTTTCTAATTGCTAATTACACTTCATCTGCTAACAAGTCTTGCTCAAGCGATGCAGTAAATGAAAATAATGCGACATTGGCGTATCAAGACCTAAAAGCTCACTTGATTGCAGACACAAACCCCATAACTTCTATTCAACTTGCACCGGATAGCGGAACTAATTTTCTGCAATACTCGACAGCATCTCTTTACAAAATCTCTTAGCAACAGGAAGGTAAAATAAAAACATGACAACTCCCGTAAAAGTAGTAGTAGACCTAAGCAAGCCAAAGGGCGAGCGTGAGTCAATCATCCCTCTAACCGAGGAAGAGATAGCACAACGAGAAGCAGATGCGGCTCAGGCGGCTATCGAACGGGCTGAGCGTGAAGCTGAGGATCAGGCTAAGGCGGATGCCAAGGCTTCGGCTATCACGAAGCTAACTGCACTCGGACTAAGTGAGGAAGAAGCTCTAGCTTTGGTGGGTGCGTAATGCCAGTAACTTCAACAGGTGTCACAGTCGGCACTTCAATTACCGAAGTATCGGGACCATTTATTTCTAACAAGCTTGTTTATCTTCAGTCTGGAACTACTGGCGCCGTTACTTACGTCGGTGGATCAGACGTGTCGGCAAGCAACGGAATTCTTCTAAGTGAAACAAACAACACTGTATTTCAGACGAATGCGGACGACAGTCTCTACGCAATTTCTGACACGGTTGATGCCGTTGTCAAGGTTCTTGAAGTCAAGTAAAATAGATACCAACCTACACGGATTTCTAGAAAGGATCAGTGTAGCAATTGGCTGACGAAACAAACTCGGTTAGGATCACAAACGTTCAAGTTTACGAGAAGCTCATTGAGGTTTCAAACGTACAAATTGAAATGGTTGCTGAACTCCGCGGCCTAAAGTATCTCCCAGGTAAAGTTGCCGAGATGGATAATCGCTTATCTCGAGTTGAACTAGTTGCCAAACTTATTTACACTGTTTATGGAGCCGTAATTGGCGCCGTGTCCGTTGCCCTGATTGGATTGCTATGAGTTGGATCTTGCCTTTTCCGGATTCTCGGATCACAGGCCACTATGGCACACTTTCAGATTACCGTCGATCCAGGGGGATGCAGCCTCACTCAGGCACGGATTGGGCGGCAAAAACCGGAACACTAATTCCGGCAATCGCTTCTGGCACTGTCAGATTGATTCAGTGGTCCAGGATCTTAGGTTGGGTTGTTGTTCAAACAGCTTGGGACATCAACGAAAATAAAACCTGGTTCATCGCCTATTGTCATTTGACTTGCTCGATACACGGAGACAAGTGTAAAGGCGATCACGAGTCACCACTAACTAAAACTAAAGTTGGCGACAAGGTAAAAGTCGGGCAAAAGTATTTGCGCGTAGGTAACACTGGAAGCGCAACAACAGGATCTCATTTACATGCAACGGCATCTAAAACGGTGAAAGGTGTGTTCGGTGCGACGACATCAAAAGTCGATCTCTACAAACTCATTCTCGCAAACGCCCAAGGGCCTGAGAAGAAACAAACGAACACGCAAACTAAAACGGTGGTGGAAAAGGTAAAGCCTGTTGAAACCAAAATTATTTACGCATGCCCACATTGCAAGAAGGAACTAAAGTGAAAGAGTCAATCCGTCAAATTTTAGTTAGGTCCCTAGGACTTACGGCTGCCACAATGTTTGGTGGCACGGCAATTGGTGCGGTTGCAGGTGATTGGCTGATGGGAACTCTTATTGGCGTAGGTAGCGCATTTGCTGTTGTGCTTACAACTGTTGGAGTTGCTGTCGCTTGGAAGGGCACTCTTGAGATCCAGGACATCCAAAATGCTTATCGAGCTGCAGTTGCAAAATCAGATTCCGAGGGTGTGAAAGATGCACTCGAAGTTACTGAAGATGGGAAGTTCGATTGGGACGACCTGGCTGACGATTCTGATCCTGATCTCTCAGACGACGACGCTCAGGTGTAGTTAGTCCACCCCAAACTCCCCATGGCTCATTGGCCGCAAGTGCGTAATTCAAACACGCAAGTTTGGCAGGGCACAATCCACATAATGCTTTTACATTTCTGAGTTCACGTGCTAACATTCCACCCTTTTCCGGAAACCATGCCTCCGGATCTGAATTTGTGCATGGTGGAACAATTGGGGAGTTGGCCATTGCTTCGGCCAGTTCTAAGTATGCTTTATCCGCTTTCATAAAGTGAATGATACACGCGTTTTGATGAAACTAAAAATCCATCTTTTTATGGATCATCTTTCATGCGCTTCCGTTCCACCCCAAATCCCGGCGGCCTGGCCTGTTTCGAGAGCGTAAGTAAAACACTCCTCAATAATTGGGCACTGATGACACAAGGCCTTTGCCAACCTGACGGCCGCAGCTCTTTTTTCAGGATCAGGAAAATCCTCGGGAAACATAAATTCTTTGTAATCTTCGCATGGGACTTTTTTGACACTAGCGATAGCTTGTAGAAGCTTGAAGTGCTTTGTATCGCTAATTTGTCGGGAGTTAGTCATAAGATAAAGCTAACAGCGAAAGGGAATAATGAAGAGACATACACCGGAAGTTTTCAATAGCGCAAAGCTGCTTGGAGACTTCGAGTCAGGATCAAAAGCCTGGCATGAACTTAGAACAAACTCAATCGGAGGATCAGAAGTAGGAACAATCTTGGGTTTGAATAAATGGGAGTCGCCTTACTATTTGTGGGCCGTGAAGAGCGGTAACCTGCCACAAAAAGAACTAAACAATTTTGCAGTTGTTTTAGGCAATGTGCTCGAACCCGTGATCCTGGATCAACTGCTGCCAAAGAAACATCCGGATTGGGAAATCTACAGGACCGGAACGTATCAACACCCAAACAACGATTTCATGCACGCCAATCCTGACGCACTTGCAAAGGTCGATGGAGAGTGGATTGTAGTTGAAGTAAAAACTGGCCGTAACTATTGGGATGAAATTCCGCCAAACTACATTGCCCAGGTTATGCATTACATGAACATCATGGGTTTACGCAAGGCTGTGATCCTGGGATTAGTAGCTATGGACTGGGTGGAACACTGGATCGACTTCGATGAGTTTGAGGCATCGGTAATTGAGCAGAAAGCAACTGAGTTTTGGGAGCTAGTAAAAGCTAATAAGGAACCTACTTTTGACGGATCAGACTCGACTTATGAGGCGGTGAGAGCTATGCATCCCGACATCGATGGATCTGAAATTGAGATCGACGGCGCGCACGAATTAGTGCAATTGCAAGAGGCTGCCGATGAGGCAGCAGCCAAACTAAAAGAAGCAAAGTCAAAAGTGCTAAGCATTATGGGAAATGCTAAATACGCTTATGCGGAGTTTGAGGGCGAAAGGTATAGAGTCGCAAGCAGACAAACTCGTCCAGGCTATAACCCATTTTTAGTAATCAATAAGAAAGGAAAAAAATGATGATTCTACTCGGTGACATAGTTACAGTTTCGAGAGAGCTAGGGAATGATGTTACGTGGGTAACAGGTCGAGTATCGGGAATAGTCCAGGATGATAATGGGCACTTAAAATACTTTTACATGAAAGGGCTAGATAGCTCTTTTTGGATGAGTGACAATTGGAAATTTGCAGACGACCAAGAAATGGATGAGGATGATGAGATTTAACCTGGAAGATTACGAGACCGTCGAATCTAGGATTAAGCGATTTTATGAGTTGCATGTTGATGGCAGGATCACAACTGTGTGGGAATTTTCATACGCAGTTGATGGTGCATCACCTAACATTTGGGTAATCAAAGCATCTGTGTTTTTAGGTGCCGGAGATCAAGCTAACAACTTGCCCAAAGCGACCGGATACGCATTTGAAAAAGATGGCACCGGAGGGGCAAATCAGCAGGCTGCATTGGAGAACGCGGAGACTAGTGCCATCGGAAGAGCACTGGCGAACATGGGCCTTAGCGGCAACAAGCGAGCATCACGAGAAGAGATGGCTAAAGTAGCAAAGTCGGATGTTGACTGGCTCGCCGAGGCGGAACAAATTTTGAACGTCCAGGATCTAAGATCTTTGTATACCAAAGCAAAAGCTGCAAATGCTGATGCTGAGATCCTAGAGAAATTGAAGGACTATGCAACGGCACTTGATACTGAGAGCAAAGATCCAGGAGTTAGAGGAAGCCGCAAGGGAAGCGGTTCGTCTCAATGATCCTGAACGTGCTCGTTTTTACAATGCTGAACTCGTCCCATTACTTATAAGGCTCGTTGATGTTGCTGGAACTACAGAACCAAATCTCGGAACTGATCGCTGAAAACTCTAAAGGTGCAACTGCCTTATTTGAGTGCGAGCAAAAACTCGCTGAGGCAGAATACGAATTAGACACAATTGAGCAGAAAGCTTTTTTAGCTGCCGAAGGAACCGTTGCAGATCGCCAGGCAATTGCTAAACTAAAAGCGGCAGACTCCAGGCTACAAAGGGATCTGCGCAAAGCCGAGTTCAATCGAGTCAAAGTAAAGATTTCCCAGATTCAAACTGCACTAATGGCTTTAGGCACCCAGGCCAAATTAATCGGTGTAGAAACGAAGTGGTAATTGAATCAAAAAACTTCAAGACTGGTACGAGAGAGAGACGAATACTGTTGGCATTGCGGATCACAAACTAATTTAGTTGTTCATCATCGTGCTAATAGGGGTATGGGCGGATCGAAGATCCTGGATACTACACAAAACATGATCCTTGTTTGCCGCACTTACAATGATGAAATGGAATCAAACGCTGATGTTGCGAATGAAGCAAGAAACAGCGGCCACAAGCTTGGTCACTATGCTTCGCCAACGATGCCGGTTTGGGACAACTTTAGAAAACGTTGGTTTGCTTTAAATACCAAAGGCGGCAAGTTTATTACCGAACCGCCTAGTTTCTTGTTATAAATTCGTTATAAAAAAGTTTATAAGTAACTGGACAATTCGTTTCGAAATGAGAGATAATAATCTTGTTCAAACGAAAGTAAAGGGAGAATAAAATGACTGAGAAAGAAATGCAAATCATCCTCGAAGGACTAACTGATGAGGACTTGGGTCAGCACCTATCTGATCTTCTTTATGAAGTCGTAAAGTTGACGAACCAAAAAGAGTTTGGTTTGCTTTACGAAATCAAGGACCAGCTTGAACTTGCTCACAACGAATGGGAGTATCGCAACCAATGAAGCTTGAAGAATTAGCTCGCGACATGAGGCTCGCAGCTTTAGACGGTTATAAGATCGTCACGAAAACCGAATTAGATTTAGTCCGTAATGAGTTACTTCAGCTTTACTTTCACGCCGGAAGGTGGAAGGGTGGAGCGCGAGACTACGCAGCACGAGAGGCTTTTATGGCCTACAACGAAAGGGAAAAACGTGCCCATAGTAATAATTGAGGGAATCGATGGAAGCGGTAAGTCGACTCTGGCTAACATGATCCAGGAAGTTGCTCAACATAAATACAAAGTGATCCGAACTCATCGAGGACCAATGAAAGGATCGGTGGTTGAAGAATACGTTGCGCCTTTATTTGAAGTGGCAGCCGATGAATTACTTATTGCGGATCGTTGGCATGTGGGCGAAATGATTTACGGTCCAATTTATCGAGGCATAAGTTATGTGGACTCGGTTCTTGAGCACATTGAAAACATCTTGGACGATTTGGGTGCCGTGAAGTTAGTCATGCTTACTCCAAAAGAAATCATCCAGGATCGGATCTCATCTCGTGGCGAGGATTATTTGAAGCCCGAAGATTTTGATCAGGTTTACGACTTCTACGAATCGTTTGCTAAAGAATACTTTTGGGAAGAGATCCGGGAAGTAAATGAATACACTCCATACCAAATCATGGGATGGATCGAAAGGCAGAAACATGGATTCGATAAGGCACATTAGAGAGCAGTTTGTCAGAAAGCTCTACGACCAAAAATTTGTAGGTGACACGGTTGAGATCCTGGGAGCCAGCTTTATTGCTAGCGACAAAACTATTTTTGGTAAGCCCAATGAAGATTACATTCGCCGAGAGATCCAATGGTATTTATCTAAGAGTTTATTCGTCGATGACATCCCAGTAAAAACGCCTTTGATTTGGCGGCAAATTGCTAGCGACTCAGGAGAAATCAATAGCAATTACGGCTACTTGTTTTTGGCTAAAGAAAACGGCAGTCAGTTAGATGCGGTTGTGGATCACTTGATCCAAGATTCTGGCAGCCGACGAGCCACAGCGGTTTATACAAATCCGTTTATTCATAAGCAATGGAATCGAGATGGGATGAGTGATTTTATTTGCACTAATGCTGTTCAATACTTGATCCGTGATGGCAAGCTTGAAGTAGTTGTTCAGATGAGATCCAATGACGCGATCTTTGGTTATCGCAACGATTACGCTTGGCAAAAGTATGCGCAAGATCTTGTCGTCGATAAACTCGCTTCTAATGGTTTGGTATACGAGCCAGGTAACATAATTTGGAATGCTGCTAGCTTGCACATTTACAAACGTCACTTTGAGCTTATTAGCAACTATGCTGCCTCAGGCGATTACCTAACGGAAGTGTCATGAGATCCAGTTGGGAAGAGACTTGGCTAACGGTTGCCAGGACAATTGCTAAAAGATCTCGCTGCGTGAATCGCCAAGTTGGCGCTGTTATCGTGGACGAAAATAATCGACCGATTGCTGTTGGCTATAACGGTCCTCCGGCTAACATGGCAATCAGTAGCGATTGCTCATCATTCTGTCCCCGTGGAGGATCTCAAAATCGGCCTGGATCGTATGACAATTGTGTTTCAGTTCATGCCGAGGCCAATGCCTTATTGTTCGCGGATCGAAGGCTATTCAAAGAAGCGACAATTTACGTGACAAATCCTTGCTGCTGGGATTGCGCAAAACTAATCGCCAACTCGGGTATCACTAGTGTTGTGATGCAAAAATCTGTAGCCGATGATCACGCAACCTGGGATCACGTAATGAATTTATTCGACGAATGTAGTATCAGAGCAGTAATTATCGAAAGGGAAAGTAATGACGTTTGAACAGGCGCTAAAGGCTCAGTTAGAGCTGCAAATAAAAAGCTATGGATCAGATCCAAGAAGATCAGACGAAAACCAAAAGCTTGAGTGGATCAGGTGGAACGTCCTTGCTTTAGAGGATGAGTTGCATGAGGCACTAGCCGAAACAGGTTGGAAACCGTGGGCAAAATCGAAGCACATCAATCGCGATGCTTATGTTTCAGAATTGGTTGATGCATTTCATTTCTTGATGAACTTGATGCTCATAGTTGACTGCTCAGCTGAGGAATTCTTAGCTAAGTATTTTGAAAAGCGTGGGATCAATGCAGCCAGGCAAGCGGCCGGATACGACGGCGTTGGTGGTAAGTGCTCAAAGTGCAAGCGAGCACTTGATGATCCTGCCGTCCAGTGTTCAGAAACTGTGTGTGCCGGGTAATGCCAATCATCAGAGGCGAGCATTCGTTCGATGGGCAGTTTACTCAAATCCCAAATGCTTGGATCAGAGACGCGAGGCTGAGTTACAAAGCGCGTGGATTACTTGCCGAATTACTAAGCCACTCTCCTGGATTCGAGATTAGTCGTGAGAAGCTGTCTAAGAACGGCCAGGATGGCGACAGAGCCATCAGAAGCGCAATTCGTGAACTCGAGTCTGTCGGATACCTGAAAAGGTCTCAGAATCGGACTGAGCAAAATCAGTTTGCAGCGGCGGTTTGGATCACACAAGATCCTGAATCCCCGTCGGTTCGTTCTGCGCCGGCGGGAAATGCGCTGGCGGATAATGCAGGGGTAAAGAATACTATAGAGAAGAATACTAAAGATCTAGATAATTCTTTAAGCAATTTGGATGTTTTGTTTTCAGAGTTTTGGAAAGAATACCCTCGCAAAAAGGACAAAGGATCAGCGTTCAAAGCTTTTAGGTCTGCGCTCAAGCGTGGAAAGTTCGAACAAATCCTGGCCGGAGCTATTGCCTATGCAAACGATCCAACGCGAAAACCTGAATACACAAAGTTTCCGGCAACCTGGCTAAACGCTGATGCTTGGGAAAATGAGATCTCACCCTCACCGGATTCTGAGGCGGCAGAACGAAACAGGATCAGACGCGAAAAAGAAATTGAGCGCACACGCAAATTCTTAGATGAACAAGAAGCGTTGCAATCCGAAGCTACTGACGGTCCGCTTTTGTGTGAGCACGGCACTAACATCGCCTTATGTAAAAGGTGCATAGCTACAATAAAGGTGTGATCGAAATTTTATGTGGCCGCTGTGGCCGTCTTTGGGAAAGTCAGGGCAGACAAAAAGAGTTTGCTTGGTGCCCAGATTGTCGATCCAGAAAAGCGTTGAAGGTGGATGAGTGTTTACCCTGGCACGGACATTTCGCAGATGACATGATGACACCAATAAATGAATACAATGAAGAATTGTTACCTGGTCGGAGATCATGTAAGAATAGAGACTGCTGTAATCCAAAACACATTGAAAGGGAATCATGGCAAGAGTAAAAATTGAAAGTGCGCGCGTAATTAGGATCATGGAAGGGTATGGATTCAAGGCCGAAGAAGTAATCCAGCTACGCAACGGCAGCGAGGCGAAACGTTATTACACCGTTTGGACGAAAACAAAAGTCCAGGAGAATGACTTTGTTTCAGTCGATGGCGATCTAAGTGTAAAGGTCGAAGAATACACGGGCAAGGACAATGTGCCGAAAGTTTCCGCTGGGGTTCACATCAATGATGCGATTGTTCACGCTGCTATAGACGCTCCGTTCTAATGATTACCCTTGATGTTCTCGGCGATCCGACTCCTCAGGGCTCAAAACGGGTTTTCAATGGACGGGTCGTCGAGGCAGCAGGCCCAAGGCTAAAAACCTGGCGCAAAGCAATTGCAGCCGCATGTGAACCTTTTGCAGATCAGAACATTATGCTCGGACCGATCCGATTAGAAGTTGATTTCTATGTTGCGAGGCCAAAGTCTGTCAGCATAACTAAACGAGCAAAACCAATTGTGCCGCCGGATCTGGATAAATTGCTTCGAGCCGTTGGCGATGGAATTGGCCAGTCGGAAATAATTTGGGGTGACGATAGTCAGATCGTCGAAATGTATGGATCAAAGTCATACGCTGACGACCGAGATCCTGGCGCGATCATCCGCATAATCCAGTTATAAATTTGTTATAAAACTATGCACAAATAAACTGTGCTTTCGTTTCGAAACTAGAGATAATTATCTTGTTCAAACGAAAGGGAACAAAATGAACGAAACACTAGATTCAGCTATCGAAACTAAAGCTAACGAGCTTGTAGAACTAACTAAAAAGTATAACGTTGGTTGTGAAGTAACTGAGCGCGGTGTCTTCGCCGCTACTGTTCACTTCTTCCAGTTTACAAAAAAAGGTAATTACGTTCGCATGCAAAGTTTTCTAGAATTTACTGCTACCGGTAAAGTGCGCGTAAAAACCTATTGGTATTCAGGTCGCACAACAGAAGTTGTTGCAGCTAAAAACATCGAAGATTCAGTGCAATTCATAGCCACATTGAACGATGAAGCTCGCGCGAAGATGTGGGCATAATTATCTTGTTCAAACGAAAGGGAACAAAATGAAAATCTACAGCAACGAACCAACTACCAAGCTACTTACTTTGCTCAACGAAATGGTTGCAGACAAGCAAATGCTTCTAGCCAACGGTCTTGACAAGATTGCAGAGCAGGATGACTTTGTTATCGCCAACATTATGAGCGAACTAGATTCAAGAAACTTGCAGGTGGCATGAGAATTTGGTATGCAATACGCCGACCTGTCGGTTACGTTTTATTTACACTTGCAGCCTATGCGGCGTTGATCGTGATCCACGCGCTTCCGGTTGTAATAACAAACGCAATACTAGGCATCTAACGAAAGGGAAAATAATGCCATACACAAGAACAACAGATCCACAAACGTCACACGATGCGGCAAGATCCGTATCGAAACTAAGCGAAACCTATAGTTTGATTATGGGAATTATGAATAAGTTCGGTCCCATGAATGACGAAAAACTAATTACTACCTGGAAAGCTTCAGGTTTGAAGCAAATTTCAGAGTCCGGTTTGCGATCGCGTCGATCAGAACTAGTAGCTCAAGGACGGCTTGAAGATAGTGGCGCAAGGGAAAAAATGTCGTCAGGCCGCCTAAGTATTGTTTGGAGAGTAACAGTATGAGTAAAGCAACACAAAGTTTACGGCAAGTCCTGGATCGCGATCTAGATCTTCTTGAAATGTCCAATTTCAATGAGGGTTTTGAAAGTGCGGTAAGGGCTATCGAAGAAATGTCTAACCAACATCACAACATGGGAAACTCAGTATCGGCTGAGATCCTACGGAAGGCAGCCGAAGAATTACTAGGAGAAAACGTTGATGCAAATTGACTGGAGAGAACTCAAGTATCGCATTGCTGATGCACTATTCAATTACGAACTTGATGATGCTTACCGTATGGGCTTGCAGGCGGGTACAGAGTTTGCAACTCGCAAATTATCCTTCGCTTTAGAGCTAAACATCGAAAGCATGAAACTGACACCAACTGAGAAACGCGGCTATGAGAAAGCCATTGAGGTTTTCAAAGCTGAACGTCACAACGTAGAAGTCTCAGCTGGATTGAAGTAATGCAGCCAACTGCGATCGACTGTCAATCCTTTGCCGGAGGATTTGCGCTTGGCATAGTGCAAGCGGGTTTTGAACTTATTGCTAAGCGTGAATACCCCGGAGGTTTCGGATCAGAAGCAATGTTGGCAAATAGACATTTGCTTGGTGATTCCTGGGAACTAGAAGCGTGTGATCCAAAAGACTGGAGCCCTAAACAGGCGGATTTAGTTTTTGGTAATCCTCCATGCTCAGGTTTTTCAAATCGATCCGTAATGGTTCGCGGACTTTTAGAAGATGGCAGCTTCGGCAACTTGAAAATCCGAGGTGCAAATTCTAAAATCAATGAATGCATGTGGGCATTAGTTGAGTATGCAGCCAAGTGTGATCCTAAAATTGTTATTTTTGAGTCTGTACAAGGCGCTTATACAAGTGGTCGAAGTCTTATGACGGATCTAAGACAAGAACTTGAAGAACTAACGGGCGAAAAATGGAATTTGTATCACGTACTTCATAACGCTTCAGATTTAGGCGGCGCCCAGGTAAGACAACGTTATTTTTGGGTAGCCTCACGTATTCCTTTTGGAGTTGATCCGGTTTTTATGCCGCCAACATCGGTGAGAGATCGGATCTCAGATTTGGCGGATCAGGATTTTGGAACGATCGAAGGGCATGAAGTAGCACAAACACCGCGTCTTCACAGGATCAAAGAGCTTGCAGATAAATCAGTTTGGCTTGAAGGTGAAACTAGTGGTGAGGCTTTTAGGCGGGCTGAATTAGCAAATGTTGATCTTGATCTTTGGAGTGAGCCACTTGTATCGGATAAGGGAGTAACTCAGTTTGCCCCCAAAAGATTACGTTACGACGCACCAAGCCGAGTATTAGCCGGTGACGCATTATCAACAGTTGTGCATCCAATAAAAAGCCGGCCGCTAACCCATCGTGAAGTTGCTCGTTTGTCAGGATTCCCAGACGACTGGATCACAACACCGTATCGAGTAAAACTAAATAATACTTGTTGGTGGGGTAAAGGTGTAACAGTAGAAGCAGGTCGTTGGATCGCAAAAGCAGCTTTTGACGCAATTACCGGATCTCCGCAAGAGTTCCAGGGTAAACTAATTGGCGAGCACGAGTATTTGATAGCAGCAAATAATAAAGAAAGAATCGAATCGACAAATCAACCATTATTCGATGAAATGGAGATACAGCAATGAAAGAACTTGTTATTACGGTTTGGACTAAACCTAATTGTGTGCAATGTATGCAAACTATGAGGGTGATGGATCAGGAAGAGATCAAATACAAAGTACGCCACCTAGATAAGTCAGTAAAAGCAGTCGAAACTTTTAAAGAGCTCGGTTTGATGTCAGCGCCAATAGTCGAAACCGATACTAAACGGTGGAGCGGCTTTAGGCTAGAAAAGATCAGATCTTTAGCAAAGCATCTTCGAGTTGAGAGGATGCACGGGATAAATGTCCCTTTAGAGCCACTAAAGCAAGTAGCAGATGAAGTAGCAGATGAAGGAGAGCAGAAATGAGTGATCTAAACGAATTAATCGCACGAAGCAGTGTTGTTAGTTACCAACAAGGCCGCAAAGATGAGCGGTTGATGATCCTAAAACTTGCTAAAGAAGCAAGTATGAGCAATAACACAGGCGATTACGTTTACCTGGACGACTTAAACGACTACATCGACGAATACGACAAGGGACATTATGCGAAAATTTATGCGCAAAAGGACTAGCGAACAAGTCTACGCAGACTTCAAACAGGCTGCCGGATTACTACAGGATAAAAATCTTGTGTGGAGTAATGATTTTGACGAGATCCGGGTAAACCTGGCAAGAGTTATTTCTAACTGTGCGATACGAGGCATCGATAATGATCCTTATTTAGTTGCTCTCGTCAATACACTAATTGCCGATGAAAACGACATAACGATTGGCCGCTAATGCTAGAAGAATTAGAACCACCTAAAAACAAAGCAGTTTATTGCAAAGTTAGCGATAGTCTCGATAATCTTGATGAACAAGATCGTTTGATTTTGAAACGCGCCTTAGCTGATACTGATTCATGGCCTGCCAAAACTTTGTCAACTGCGCTTAGAAGTAGAGGTTTGAGTTTAGCTGATACAACAATTGCTAAGCATCGAAATAAAACCTGTGCGTGCTTTAGATAGTAAGTTGGTCTAATGCTAGAAGATCTAAATTCACTTTCTAAACAAGGCAGCGATAAACGAAGTGTTGCGCCTAAAGAATCTTGGCGGCCGCAATTAGAACTTGATGCCGATGGTGGATACTTTGTATCGTCGCCCCAAAAAGAACCTGTAACTAATAGCGAAGAGTTGCTAGCCGAATTTGATCTTAATCCAGCGGACTGGATCATAACTAACGTGCGAAGAAGCAAGTGGCAGACTTACCATGGCGAATGGCTCGAGTCGTATCGCGTGAGTTTGAAACCCGCTGCTTATCGAGGATCACTAATTGATGCGTCAGATCTTGAGCGCGAAATAAAAAAATGGAAACCAAATAAAAGCCAAAAGCCAACTAAAGGCGACTTGACTGCTATCTATAACATTGGTGATACTCAATGGGGCAAGGATGCAGGAGATGGAACATCAGGAACTGTCCGGAGAGTAAGGCAGGCGTTAGATGCTGCGTTGTATCGACATGATGAGATCAAGAACCGAGGTATAGGCCAAATCGTTTTGCCTCAACTAGGTGACTGTATCGAAGGTGTAGTTTCTCAAGGTGGAAAGATCGCTGGCCGCCTGGATCTCGATCTCACCAGTCAGATCCGAGTTGGTCGTCGTGTTTTGCTGGAGTGGGTAAAAGCCTTTGCGCCGCTGACAGACAAACTAATAATCCCCGTCGTTCCAGGCAACCATGATGAATCACACAGGCAGCTAATCACTGATCCAGTCGATTCCTGGCAGGTTGAAATCGTCCAGCAAGTTCTTGACATCGCGAAAGAAAATGAAAATCTTCAACATGTTGAGGCAAGGTTCCCAGATAGAGACAACACAACTCTTGCACTAGACTTGTCAGGAACAATGGTTGGCTTTGCACACGGCCATCAGATCCGTGATGCTGAGAAGTGGTGGTCCGGCCAAAGTCTCGGTTCAACTCCGGTTGGATCGGCTGAAGTTTTGATCACGGGTCATTACCATCATTACCAGGTGAAACAAATCGGGCCAAGGCTATGGATACAAATCCCTTCGCTCGACGGAGGCTCTCCATGGTTCAAGGATCGAAGAGGATTAGACAGTTGGACTGGTTTAGTGTCATTAGTTGTTGGCGATGGTTATGATCCTCGCCGAGATCTTGTCGTGTTATCAGGGGAGAAACGCGATGCCTAGCTATAGCTATGAATGTGCATGCGGCCAAGTATGGGATGTGATCCACTCGATCTATGATGATCCAGAATTTTTTTGCGATAACTGCGGGGGTGTAATGGAACGGAAAATCTCTGGAGTAGGGGCAGTCCGGTTCCAGGGTGCAGGCTTCTACAGCACAGACAAAGATGCCTAAGTTCAAGCGTCCTTGTTTGGTTTGTGGAAACCTAAGTTACAAGTCTCACTGTGAGATCCACGAGTTCCAACGCAAGCGTGAGCATGATGCCAAATACAACATACCAGAGCGAAAGCTAAAGAAGAAACTTTTATACGGCGGCGATTATCAGAAGAGACGGGCACAGGCCCTAGCAGGTGCTACACATTGCCATCTTTGTCAACAACCTTTCGGACCAGGAGACCGGGTAGAGGCAGACCACCTGTTTCCAACCGACCCAGCAAGCCCATTAGTTCCTGCCCATAGGCTCTGTAATCAACGTAAAAGCAATAAACACCTGTAACTAACTGCTATGCCCCTCCGCTGGCGAGACTCCCGGAGTAGGGCAAATCTCTAAATGCTTTTTCATCTGAGCCCCCAGCCACAGCGTTTCGCACATGGCTACTTTTCCCATCATTTCTCGGAGTCGGCGGTATGATGGTGACGGAAGGGATAACCAATGCCAAACCCAGGAAAGCCAAGCGAAGTAAAGAAGAAACTCGGCAGCCGTCATTACAAGCCAGCCGAAGTTGTTTATGCTTTGCCGGAGATCCAGGAAACGCCAACACCTGAGAGACAGCTGACAGGATCAGGCCGCAAACTCTGGGAACGTGCATGGCAACTTGGTCGCAACTGGATCAGTGACAAATCCGACGTCGATCTGTTACTAATGGTTTGCGAGCAGCTTGACGAGCGTGATGCATTGCGAGCTTACGTTTTAGAAAACCTTGAGGCCTGGCACGAGCGCAATGCTCTCAGGATTATCGAGCGCGACATCACAAGTAATCTTTCGCTTTTAGGTTTCAACCCAACTGCTAGAACTAAACTCGGTGTTGCGGAAGTAACGGCTAAATCTAAACTTGAAGAATTGATGATTAAGAAGCAAGGTCGGTTCGAATGATTTGGATCGTAACTGGACCACCGTGCTCGGGCAAATCGACTTACATCCGATCCGAGGCGAAACGCGATGACGTAATTATCGACATGGATCGAATAGCACTCGCGATCTCAGTAGAAGACACACCGCCGTTTGAATACAACGAGAAGATTCGAAGGATTGCGAGATCCGGCCGCGCGGCAATGGTGAAAGAGGCAATCACACTTGCTCAAGGCGAACGTTATTCAAATGTATGGATTATTCATACCGATCCGTCACCTGATCAGCGCATGGCCTATCGCGCTGCAAACTGTCGGTTTATGGATCTCGATCCTGGAAAACAAGTTTGTTTAGAGCGTCTCAACTCAAGGCCACTGCGAAATCAGCAAATTGCTAAATCTGTTATCGACGAGTTTTACGCAAAGCGAAATAAATGAGTTGGCCACCGCAATTACTAACACCTGTGCCGGAGGATCAAATTGTCAGTGGCGAGGGTGATGTTGTTATCGGATTCTCAGAAGCATTTGGCATAGTTACAAAAGACTCAATTGCTGGACGTGCTGGAGAACAATTGCATTTGCGTGAGTGGCAAAAGGATCTCATCAAGTATGTGTTTGCAGGTGATGAAGATGGTTATCGCAATCGCATCAGCTTAGTTGGTATGCCTCGCAAAAACGGAAAAAGCGCACTTGGATCGATTTTTGGTTTGTATAGCCTAATCCTGGGAGCCCGCGGAGCAGAAGTCTATTCGGTAGCGGCTGAAAAAGAGCAGGCCAGGATCGTGTTCGCCGATGCAAAGCGCATGGTTGAAGCATCACCGGAGTTATCCGGAATCACAAAGCTTTATCGAGACGCAATCGAACTCCCCAAGTTTGGATCGGTTTATCGCGTGCTTTCTGCAGAAGCTTATTCGAAAGAAGGTTTGAATCCTTCAGCAACGATTTTTGATGAGCTCCATGCTCAGCCAAATCGCGAGTTGTTCGATGTTATGCAGCTCGCTATGGGAGCGAGAGGACGTTTCTCAACACTCATTGCGATCACAACGGCAGGAACTAGGACCGATCAAACGGGTAAGGACTCGATCGCTTACGAACTTTACAACTATGGAAAAAAAGTTATCTCCGGTGAAATTGATGATCCTTCATTTTTCATGGCCTGGTGGGAAGCTCAATCTGAAGCAGATCATAGGATCGAAGAAACCTGGCGACAAGCCAACCCTGGCTTTGGCGACATTTGTTCCGCGGAAGATTTTGCGTCTGCAGTAAAACGAACACCAGAAGCAGAGTTCAAAATCAAGCGAACTAATCAATGGGTGAACACAAAAAATGCTTGGCTGCCTTCTGGAACTTGGGACGGATTAGAAGAAACTTTCGAACTGCTGCCTGAGGATGAGTATGTTTTAGGCTTCGACGGATCATGGAAAAACGACTCAACTGCTTTGGTTGCGGTGATCATGCCGCGCGAAGAAGATGATCCTTATCGAGTGTTTCGAGTTGCTCATTGGGAAAAAGACTTTGCTCTTGATGACGATTCCTGGATCGTTGATAAAAATGAAGTAAGCAAAACCGTTATTGACTATTTCTTCGCTAATCCAAATTGTCGAGAGATAGTCTGTGATCCTTCTTATTGGCAAGATGAAATGTTTCAGTGGGCAGAAGCAGGAATGAACGTTGTCGAGTATCCAAACACGATTAGCCGAACTGTCCCGGCTACAGCCAAATTATTTGAAGCAATTATGAATGGCAAGATCCGACACAACGGTGATGCAGCTTTAGGCCGTCACTTAGATAACTGTATTTTGAAAATTGATAATCAACGTGGTGCCAGGATCACAAAAGATTATCGCAATCCGCGACTGAAGATCGACTTAGCAATTGCATTACTGATGGCTTATGATCGTGCCAGCGGTAGAATTGAAGAGGAATTGGTCCCGCAAGTTTTTATCTGAGGCGGTTACATTGGGAATTTTTGACGGATTGTTTGCTAAGCGCGCAATCAGCTATCAAACGCTTTGGGGTGCAGGAGACGATTTCAACACGCTCTCAAGCCTCAGCGCTACAAAGGTTGATAGCGACACAGCATTTCAAATAAATGCTATTTATTCCGCTGTCTCTCTAATTTCAGACACAATTGCAACGCTTCCGGTTGACTCCTACATCAGACGTGATGGATCTCGTTTTGCGTTTAGGCCGCGTCCTGAGTGGGTGCAAAAGCCGGATGTTGACACAACCAAAGAAGCTTTCTACGGCGCAATTATTGTTTCGCTTCTCTTGGATGGAAATGCGTTTGTGCGCGTTTATGCAAACGCACGTGGCCAGGTTGTAAATCTAAACGTGCTAAATCCTCAGCAAGTCAAGATCAAGCGCAACGGCCTTGGCCGAGTAATGTTCGAAGTTCAGGGTGAAGATCAGGATCTCTCAAGTGAAGAAGTAATCTTTATTCCTGATGTTGTAAGGCCTGGACACATTCGAGGAGTTTCTCGTGTTGAAGCGCTAAAAACAAATTGGGGACTTGCAATTGCTTTAGAAAATTACGCAGCAACATTCTTTGGATCAGGAACACAAACCAGCGGTGTTATTGAATTCCCAGGAAACCTGTCGGCGGAACAGGCGAAGAATCTTCAAGAAGGTTTCGACGCTAGGCACCGCGGTTGGGGCAAGGCGCATCGAACCGCAATTATTTCCGGTGGTGCAAAATACTCACCGACAACAGTTGAAAACGACAAAGCTCAATTCCTTGACTCTCGCCGCTTAGCAGTTGAAGATGTTGCTCGAGCTTTCAACATTCCACCTAACTTGCTGGGTGTTCAGGGATCCTTCACTTACGCGTCCGTTGAACAAAACAACCAGGCTTTTGTGACGCACACGCTCAGGCCAATTATCCAAAAACTGGAAACTGCATTTACTCCGCTATTGTCTAGGGAGCAAGGTGGAGCAACAGCTTTCATAAAGTTCAACCTGGATGGTTTGCTTCGAGCCGATGTAAATACTCGCATGAGCGCCTATTCGACAGGTTTGCAAGCAGGTTTCCTAACAATCAATGATGTGCGCCGTTTAGAAGATCTGTCTCCGATCGAAGATCCAGCAGCCGAAAACGTCCGTGTGCCTTTGGCCAACGTAAACATTGACGCAGCAGATTTGAACGCAGTAGAAAAGCGCGTGACTATGGCGTCTCGCTTGATCCTCGCTGGTTTTGATCCTGCCGAAGTCTTGACTGCAATGAACTTGCCGGAGATGGCTCACACCGGACTTCCGTCTGTGCAACTACAGGGTATCGCTCAAATTGATCCTGAAGATCCTCAAAGTGCGTATGAGGTCGAATAATGATTACCAATGGTTGGACAACTGTAGGCTTAACTGCAGTGCCTATTGATGGTGTGCATAACCAACCTACTCGGCTTACGATCCACAATAATGAGAACCTAGAAAGAATTTATCTTGGAGGACCCAGTGTCACAATTACAAACGGACTTCTATTACGAAAAGAAGAAAGCTATCAATTTACCTTGAATCCATTAGAACAAATTTATGCTGTTAGTGACAGGCCAGGTCTCGTTATTAGTTGGATAAAGCAGCCAATCTAATGCCTTATTACATTACACAAAATCATCCTGATTGTGCGGCTGACACCTGGGCCGTAATAAAAGAGGACAATGAATTGCTAGCTTGCCACACGACTAAACAATCGGCAGTAGATCAAATGATTGCTGTTTCATTATCTGAAAACCTTGAGCCTGGTGGAGAGCGATCACATAGGGCAATGCCTGGAACTCTAAAGGTAGGCGATTTTGTATCGTGGAACTCTAGCGGTGGAAGAGCACGCGGCCGAGTAACTGAGATTGTTGAAGACGGCACAATAAATGTTCCTGAAAGTTCAGTATCTATAAATGGAACCTTTAGTGATCCTGCAGCATTGATTGCGCTTTACAGACCTGATAATGATGGATGGTCATTTAGCGGCCAGTATGTTGGGCACAAGTTTTCAACATTGACTCGGATTAATCCTTTGCCAGAACCTTCTGAGCCAGAAGATGATGAAGAAATTGATGAAGATAATGATGGCGAAAATCGGGATGTAAGTCTAACTCCGCCTGCATACATGAGAGCTGCAGCTAGGCGCGGACTTGAATACTACGCAGAAGGCCAAGGTGGCGATGGCCTAGTTGAGCGGACAATCCGCGAGGCTAGGGCAATGGCGGCCGGAAACGTTACAGCGGACAAGTGGGTAAGGATCAGAGCCTGGATTGCAAGGCATCTTGTCGATCTCGATGCTCCTGACGCAAACCCTAATTCCGATAACTATCCGAGTGCGGGAGTTGTTGCACACTTGCTATGGGGATCAGGTCCATCGAAGGCGGCGGCCAGGCGAGCACTAGACTATGCCGAAGGTGTTGTCGGTAGAATTGAAGCAGAAAATGAAGGCCGAGCGAAAGGCGAAGCATTGTCAAAGATTGAGACTCGCGTAAATGCAACCGAGTTTGAGATCCGCGAAGAATCAGATGGAATGAGTTTCAGCGGTTATGCCGCCGTATTCGACTCTCCGTCAGAACCACTTCCGTTTATCGAGCGTATCCAAAGAGGCGCGTTTAGAAAATCGTTGAGATCCAGAAACGACATAAAGTTTCTTTGGAATCATGACACTGGCGAGATCCTTGGATCAAGCCGAGCTAAAACCATCAACCTAATCGAAGATGATCGTGGACTCAGGATCGAAGGCACATTGCCAAACACTTCACGCGGCCGTGACGTTGCAGAACTCTTGCGCCGCGGAGATGTTGACTCAATGAGCTTTGGATTTTCTGTTCCTGCTGGCGGAGATACCTGGAGCGATGACGGATCAGAGCGAACTCTAAAATCAGTTAGACTCCACGAAGTTTCATTGGTTGCATTTCCGGCTTATCTTGGAACGGCTGGATTGCAATCCGTTCGCGGCCTTGACAAAGTAGCCGAAAGAACCGGAGTTGATTCTGATGCTTTGGCCGATGCGCTTTTGAAAATTGAAGATGGCCAGGAGATTTCAAGCGACGAAAAAGACATGCTTGCTCGCGTTATTTCTGATCTTGCGCCTTCGGATCAAGTTGAAGAAACGCCAACTCCGGATCTCTCAACGCTCAACCTAAAGAAGAAGAAACTTGAACTGCTATCGAAAGGCATTTACTAATGGCTAACAAAGATGAAATTAAAAAGGTAATCCTGGCTGTAGCCGGAAATCCTGAGAGTGGCGTTATCGCTGAGTATGCGGATAAGTGGGCCGTTGCAATTGCCTCGCTTGATACTGATACTCCATACAACCCCAACGCCAAAGATGGTGATCGGGATGGTATGGTTCAGGACGGGACAGTTTTCGAACGTCCTGCAAAAGAGATCCGCGTAACCAAGCCAGTCGAAAAGCGGTAGTTCATTCCGCTTTAGCTGCCAAGCAGAAGGATCTCTCCCCTCCGGTGTTTCCCCCTTTCTTCCGGAGGGGTTTCCCTTTTCTGTTACAAATCTGTTATCAAAAATGTTTACAAATAACCGTGCATTCATTTCGAAATGGGGGATAATTATCTCAACACAACGAAGGGGATTCAAATGAACACAGCAACCAAGCAGCTAAACTCAGTAGTCAAGATCCTAGGCGACATGGCTTATGAAGAGATTTTCGTTTACGAGACTTCAAATGAGAACTGGATTGAGCTAAGGATTCAAGACAGCAACATTACATGTGTTGATGTATCGCTAATGTTTCCAAAGCTTCGTTACAAAGTAGCATTTGCAGACTACGACGAGACGATCCTGTCCGTAAGAGATGTACAAATTTCATAAGTAAATCAAAATAAGAAAGGAAACAAAATGTTTTCCAAAACAGCAACCGTTTACAAAGTAAGAATCCGAATCAAGGGACAGACCGTCGTTGGCGTTATCATCGAGGCAGACTCCGCAGCCGAGGCTACAAAGCTAGCTACCGAAGGCTACCCAAATTACCAATCAATCGCTAGCGTCTCACTCGTAAAAGCCATGAAGTAACAAGGGTAGACAATGCAAACATACATGATTTTCGGACACGTAAACTTTATAACTCATCACTTTAGCCTTCTTGCTAAATCGTGTGAAGAAGCTGCGGAAATAGCGCTAAAAACATTTCCTGGTTATCAACTAAGTGCGGTTTGTTTGATAGGCTAAATAACAAGTTTCCCGTCATTGATCTTCCCCCGGATCGGTGGCGGGATTTTTTATGCTTACATGCTCCTAGTAAAATGGATACAAACGAGTGTGAGTTAGCTCTATCGTTTTCCAGTTGAGCGTCAACGCCACTGATTCACGTAAACTAACTATTAGGAGACAAATTGTCTGAGTTCATCAAGACTCAGCAGGAACTCCGCGCCAACCTGGTTTCTCAGATTCGAGAGACCATTGACTCAGCTGAGGCTGAGGGTCGTGGACTAGACGCTGCTGAACTAGAGAAAATCGATCGCATTGAGGCGGACATCCGCAAGGCTGACGACTCGATCGATGTTGCAAACCGCTCTGAAGAGCGTAAGACTGAGGCATCCGTTGCCGCTAAGGGATTCATCCCATCCGTATCAGAAGAGCGTTCCGCTACTGAGATCCTTCGCACAATTGCTGAGACTCGTTCGGGCCACACCTTCGAGCGTCGCACCCTAGCACCAACTACTAACACCGTTCCCAAGTCCTTCTACGACGAAGTGTTCGATGTTGCTCGTTTGGTCGGTCCGATGCTAGATACTTCGGAGATGATCAACACCGCTTCTGGCGAGGATCTCACCATTCCAACTCTTACTGCTTACAGCACCGCAGCTCTAACCGCTGCCGCTGGAACCGTTGGAGCTTCGGACCCGACTTACTCGAGCATTACGCTCGGAGCTTACAAGTATGGCTTCCTGATCCAGGCCGCTAATGAGCTTGTAACTGATGCAGGATTTGACCTAGCGTCTCACCTTGCTCAGCAGGCAGGTAACGCAATCGGTTATGCTGTCAACTCAACTTTGACAAATGGCACCGGAACCGTTCAGCCGAACGGTATCGTCACCGCCGCTGGATCTGGCATCACCGGAGGCACTGGCGTTGCTGGCGGATTTACCGCTGACAACCTAATTGATCTTGCTTACACCAACATTGACGGTGCAGTTCGCCGCCTTCCAGGTGTTGGTTACATGGCCGCAGGTGCAACAATTGGTGCAATGCGCAAGCTCAAGGACACGGCTGGCAACTACCTTTACCAGGTGGGCGTCGGACAGCCTGATCAGTTTGCAGGCTTTAGCGTAACTGAGAACCCACACGTTCCAGGCGTTAGCACTGCTGCGAAGTCAGTCCTATTCGGACACCTTCCTTCATACAAGGTTCGCATGGCTGGTGGCCTTCAGGTTGCTTCGTCTCAGGACTTTGCATTCAACACTGATCTGACTACGTGGCGTTTCTTGATCCGTCTCGACGGAAACTTGACTCACTCCGGTCACGTCAACTACTTCAAGGGCGGCGCAAGCTAGTCCTTGATTCAGCTGAGAGGTCGCTCGTTCTGTAGGTTACGAGCGGCCTCTCTTTTTTTACTTAGTATTATTGATTTATGACAACCTACAAAGCAGCATTTTCAATAGCATCAAACTCACCAGGAACTCCGACTGGTTACGGAGTGCAAGCGATGTTGCTTGCTGAGCGTCTGAAACGCGATGGCTATGACGTGGCAGCCTTATCTAATTACGGCCTTGAGGGTAATACATCTACGATCCAAACAAATCATGGCGAAATAAAGCACTATCCAAAGGGTTTGAGTTTATACTCCGGCGATGTGCTGAAGCCTTGGCACAAAGACTTTTTAGGCGATCGCGAAATACCTAATGCAGTCATTACTTTGTATGACGCGTGGGTTTACACAAATGATCCAGGTTTAGAGGATCTCAATTTTTGGTCGTGGACTCCGGTGGATCACATAAGCGTTCCACCTAAGGTTTTGCAGTGGGCAAAAAAGCCCAACGTAAAAACTATCGCTATGAGTCCTTTTGGTCAGCGGCAATTTGAAAGTCATGGCGTTGACTCAGTTTACATCCCACATGGAGTTGACACAAAGGTTTTTCGACCGACTAGAACCATCGGCGGCATAAACGCACGCGAATACATGGGCATTTCCGAAGATGCATTTTTAGTTGGCATGATTGCAGCAAATAAGGCCAATGGATCTATTCATCGAAAAGCGTTTGCCGAGAATCTGCTTGCGTTTTCGGTTTTCCAAAAAGAGCACCCAGACTCGTATCTCTACATTCACGCTGAACCCTCGAAGGGATTTGGTGGCTTTCACCTAACTAATTTGATCCAGGCTGCAGGTATTCCAAAAGATCGCATTTTATTTGCTGATCCTTTGCAACTTAGGATTGGTTACCCGGCCGAGGACATGGCTGGTATTTACTCAACACTTGATGTTTTGCTTCACGCTTCTTACGGCGAAGGATTTGGAGTTCCGGCTATCGAGGCTCAAGCTTGTGGGACTCGCGTTATCGGATCAGACTGGGCAGCAACTCCAGATTTGCTTGGAGACGATTCATGGACAGTCCAGGGACAACCGTTTTGGGATGAGGGCCAAACGGCGTTTTTCATGATTCCGCTAATTCCATCACTTGTGCAAGCCTTAAAATTAGCTAATGAAAATCGTGGTCACTCTGTTAAGTGTGTTGACTTTGCAAGTCAATTTGATGCTGATCGAGTATACGAAAATTATTGGCAGCCGTTTCTAAAAGCTCAACTATGATCCCGGTTCTTGGCTTTGCGACGCTTTCTAAATTTGAGATGGCACAGCGACTTCTTGATTCGATCGATTATCCTGTAGATAATCTTGTAATAGTTGACAACTCTGGCAAGCGGAAGTTCAAACCGCAAGTAAATAATTTCGTAAAAAATACTTGGCTAATACAAGTTCCGTATGGACTTGGTGCAAATGGAGCTTGGAATTTGATTATCAAAGCTACACCTCACGCACCTTATTGGGTTTTACCAAATGACGATTCTTGGTTCGGCCCAGGATCATTGCAAGCAATCGCAGAAGAAGTAAATACTGATGCATTCAATTTTGTAGATGTTCAACCACGTTGGTCGTGCGTAATTCCGACAGAGGGCAGCGTTGAAAAAGCGGGGCTTTGGGACGAAGCATTCCACCCAATTTACTTTGATGACGATGATTACGAGTGGCGTATGCGAGAACTTGGCGTTAGTTTTCATGACATCCCCGCGAAAGTTTATCATGACAATTCATCAACGCTAAAATCAGGATACCAAGATAAAAACACATTTACCTTTAGGCGGAATCAAAGTTTGCTTGTCCATAAACGAACAAATGAAAATTTGAACGTGCAGGGTTGGTCGCTGCGGGTTAGAAGGGAAAACTCATGGGACTAAACGTTTACACTGGCGGAACATTTGATCTTTTCCACAGCGGGCATGTTAACTTTCTAAAAAAATGCTCGCAAGTTGGATTCGTAACTGTTGCGCTAAATACTGACGAGTTTATTGCAGACTATAAAGGCCGGTCTCCCGTTATGAGCTTTGAGCAAAGAAAAGCAGTTCTTGAAGCGTGCATTTATGTCGACAATGTTATTGCAAACAAGGGCGGAGCAGATAGCAAGCCTTCAATCCTTGAGGTTAATCCAGACATAATCATTATTGGATCAGATTGGGCTCGCAAAGATTATTATAAGCAAATGCAATTTGATCAAGACTGGTTGGATCAGCACGGTTATGGACTCGCTTACATTCCATACACCAGTGAAATTTCTACTACGATCCTCAAACAACGGATCAGAATAGAATAGTCTTATGGCTATTACTAATGGTTACGCAACCCTAGCCCAAATCAAAGCATCTCTTAGGATCACGGACAACGTTGATGATGCTTTATTGGAACTAGCTGTTGAAACTGCTTCACGAGAAATTGATGGCGTTTGCGAGCGTCAGTTTTATCAAACTTCAACAACTCGAGTTTATACTCCACGCGATTCATACATTACTGAAATTGATGATCTTGTTTCTCTCACAACTCTCAAAACGAGTTCAGCTGCCGATGGTGTTTTTGATGTTACTTGGACTTCCAACGATTACCAACTCGAACCACTAAATGGCCTGGCCGGAGGCATTGCAACTCCTCAAAACATTATTCGTGCCGTCGGCGATTACACTTTTACTCTTGACGGTGGTGAGGCAACGGTGCAAGTAACTGGAGTGTTTGGATTTGCATCTGCGCCAACAGCAATAAAACAAGCAACTATTCTTTTAGGATCAAGAATCTTCAAGCGCAATGACGCGCCTTTAGGAGTTACGGGATTTGGAGATCTTGGAGTGATCCGTGTAGGCAAGATCGATCCTGACGTTGAAGCAATGATTATGCCGTGGAAGCGGATGAGATTCGCATGAGTATAACGGATCTCAGAAATGGCCTTGCAACAAACCTGGCAACTATCTCAGGACTAAGGACTGCGGCTGAAGTTCCGGATAATCCATCGCCACCAATAGCAGTAGTTCAATTGCAGAGTGTCAATTATGACGGCGCATTTCAGCAAGGAATGACGACATACAACTTTTTAGTTTCAGTAATTGTTGGTCGGGTTGCTGAGCGAGAAGCTCAAAGGCGACTTGACGCATACGCATCCTCTTCAGGATCTGAATCGATCAAACTTGCTGCACAATCGGACCGGACTTTGGGAGGCAACGCTTTTGATGTTCGTGTCTCTGAGATGAGCAACATCGGTGCGGTATTATTAGGTGAGGCAACTTACCTTGCGGCGGATTTCGTCGTAACCGTTTACGCTAACTAACAAGGAGAAACATCGTGGGCAAATTCGTCGCCACCGACTACGCCATCAGTATCAATGGCACCGACTTCAGCGCAAGCTTGGCATCAGCTACACTCGACATTACTGTCGAAGAGCAGGACACCACGCCGTTCGGAGCAACCGCTAGAACTCGCATTGGCGGGCTTCAGGACGGATCACTTTCATTGGACTTCCACCAGGATTTCGGAGCATCTTCTGTAGATGCAACCCTTTTCCCACTTCTCGGAACCAATGCAACCGTTGTGATTGTTCCAACTTCAGGAACAGTTTCAGCAACAAATCCGAGCTACACGTTCACCGCGCTATGCACCCAGTATCAGCCCTTCGCTTCTAGCGTCGGCGACCTCGCAACGCTATCTGTGTCCTGGCCCGTAACTGGCGCCGTAACCCGTGGCACCGGAGCCTAAGGAAAATAAATGATCAACCTACAAATTACCTACACAGACGGTTCGACAAAGCAGGTTGTGGCAGGTGCTCCTGACATTGTTGCTTTCGAGTCAAAGTTCGATCTCAGTATCGCTCGACTTGAAAAAGACTTTCGTCTAACGCACCTGTTCTTCCTGGCTTGGAATGCAGAAAAGCGTGCCAAGAATACAGCCGATGATTTTGAGAACTGGCTTGAAAGCGTTGAACTAGTTGAGGCTGGCGAACAAAAAAAATAGTTGGTCTCGGCGACGATTCTGAACATTGGCGCATAGCCTGGATCGCGTGTGAGACTGGCATTTCACCATTGGATCTTTTGGAGCTCGAACCTAGAATGCTTTGGACACTTGGCCGTTACCTTGAGGCTAAGATCCAAAAGCAATCGCAGCGTAAACGGTAAAATAGGTTTCGAAGGAGCTAGCGAATGATCACACCACAAGTTGATGCTGAAGGCATTCGCAGCGCAATCAAGGAACTCAAAGCTCTTGATACTAACTTGCTCAAAGAGTTGCGCAAGGATCTCAGAACTAAAATAAGCCCGCTCGCTAAGCAAATCGCTAATGATGTTCCAATTGATCCACCCCTGTCTGGGTTTGCCCGACAAAGTAGTTTTGGTTGGGGACCAGTTAGGCCAACTGTTAGCTTCACTCCAGGCCGATCCAGAAAAACCGGAGATCACTTAGTTGCGATCCGTATTGCGCCGCCTAAAGGCACGCGCGGATTATACGTTGCAGAAATCGCGGGATCTCGATCACGGGGCAAAAATGCGCGTGGCCAAGCAATGATCCGAAACCTGAACGAGAAGCGAGCCATGAAAGGCAAAGGCGGCCGCTTTGCTTATACAAAGTTTAGGTTGCTAAGGCCTGACGCTATGAGGCTCGCAACGGTAATTGTAAATCAAACCCTTGCCAAGATCAATAAGAGATTGGATTTCTAATGGCTATCAATCTCCCCATTGTTTCTAAGTTTTATGACAAGGGTGTCAAGGACGCTGAAGGATCTCTTGCCAAGCTCGGCAAGATAGCAGCTAACACAGCAAAAGTTGCTACGGCTGCCATCGCCGGAATTGCCGTTGGATCAGTAAAAGCTTTCGCCGACTTCGATGCAAAGATGAATCAGTCGCTTGCGATTATGGGCGATGTTTCAGAAGCGATGCGAACAGACATGGCCGATGCCGCCAGGACCGTTGCGAAAGAAACTACATTCTCCGCGGATCAAGCCGCTGAAGCATACTTCTTCTTAGCATCGGCAGGTTTGGACGCAGCAGCCTCAATCAAGGCAATGCCTCAAGTTGCAAAGTTTGCCCAGGCTGGAATGTTCGACATGGCACTTGCCACGGACCTTTTGACTGATGCACAATCAGCCTTGGGCATGGTTATAAAGAATGATGCTAATAAAAACCTTGTAGAGATGACTCGTCTTTCCGATGTTTTGGTTCGTGCAAACACTTTAGCCAACGCATCTGTAGAGCAGTTCTCTACAGCCCTGACAACTAAGGCCGGTGCTTCGCTTCGTCAGTTTGGCAAAGATGCCGAAGAAGGTGTTGCGGTTCTGGCCGCGTTGGCGGATCAAGGTATCAAGGGCGAGTTGGCTGGAACTAATCTGTCAATCGCAATGCGAGATCTGACGTCAAAGGCACTTGCTAATAAAGACGCCTTTGCAGCTGCCAACATTGCCGTATTCGACTCGTCCGGTGAAATGCGCAACATGGCTGACATTGTTGCGGATCTTGAAAATGCAACTTTGGGCATGAGTGATGCTCAAAAGAAGGCAACATTTACAACGCTAGGTTTTAGCGATAAGTCGATGGGCACTTTGGCCGCTCTGATGGGCACATCCGAAGCGATCCGTAATTATGAAACCGAGTTGAGATCCGCGTCGGGTTTTACAGAAGATGTAGCTGGCAAGCAACTCGAAACCATGAGTGCCCAATTTGAACTCCTAAAGTCCAGGGTGATTGATGTTGGCCTCAGTATTGGATCTCAACTTGCTCCCGCACTTTTATCTATGGGCGATAAGCTCACACCTGTAATTGATAAAGCTGGACCTGCCTTAGTTGCGTTGTTCGTAGCACTTACCCCTGCAATCGAAGGCTTGCTAATGTTGCTGCCGCTTTTGATTACTGGCCTGGTTCCCATTATTGAGACGCTCGGCTTGATAATTCGAGATGTAGTGAATCCCGCTTTCCAAGCTATGTTTGAGTTCGTTGGAGGCAATGTTGCTACCGTTGCTACATTTGTGGGTGTTCTTGGAGCATTAGTTGGTGTGATCCAGCTTTGGACAAACGCAACTAAAATTGCTGCTGCAGCTCAAGCAATCTTGACTGCTGTTATGGCCGTCGCCCCTCTTTACCTTTTGGCTGTCGCAGTTGCAGCCGTTGCCGCTGGAATAGTTTACCTGGCAACTCAGACAACGTTCTTCCAGGATCTGTGGGCAACAGTAACTAAAGCGATTGGCGATGCCTGGAACTTCCTCTGGGAAAATGCCTTGAAACCAGTATTTGATGCAATCTCAACGGCGTTTACCTTCCTTTACGAAAAGGTTATCTTGCCGGTTGTCACCGCAATCTTTGTAATCATTGGATTATGGGCGGCATTGTTCCAATGGCTTTACGAAACTATTATCGAACCGATCCTGCGCGAAATTGGAATTGGATTTGAAAAGCTTTATGACAACGTAATTGAACCAGTAACCAAATTCATTGGTACAGCCATGGGCGTTGTTGGTGACGCTTTTGAAACCGCCTGGACAGACTTCATTAAGCCTGCACTTGGAGCTATTGGCGATGCATTTAAATGGGTTTATGACAACATCATCAAGCCGGTAAGCGAGTGGATCAGCAGCACAATCGAAACATTAGGCGACGCGTTTAGAGATGTGTTCCAAGGGGTCAGCGATTTCATGCGCAATGTATTTGAAAAGCTTGTAGGCTTTATTAAGGTTCCGCTAAATCACATCATTGGATTTATCAACGATGTTATTGGTGCGCTAAATACGATTCAAGTTTCTATTCCTTCTTGGGTGCCGTTGGTTGGCGGTAAAACTTTTGGTATCAACATTCCTCGAATTCCTCGCCTTGCTAAAGGTGGTGTTGTCATGCCTCAACCCGGCGGCATCCTTGCCAACATCGGAGAAGGTGGACAACCCGAAGCAGTTATCCCTCTCGATCGTTTTGATGCGCTTGGATCAACGACGAATAACTACAACATAAATGTAACTACCGGAGTTGCAACCGATCCTGTTTCCGTTGGTCGTGAAGTTGTCAACGCTATCAAGCGTTACGAGTCAACTAACGGAAAGGTATTTGCGGGAGCATGAGCGTAAAAGTAGAACTTGGTTTTACAGCGGCTGGAGCATCGGCCCCGTTCTTTACCCTGGATAGCGGATCTCTTGGCGTCCTTGACGATCCTTTGTCTCTTCTTGGTGGCGGCCAAGTTTTGGTAGATGTGAGTCCATACGTAAGAGAGTTCAATACTAGTCGCGGGAAAACAAGGGAACTCGAAAGATTTCAAGCTGGCCAGGCTTCGGTATCGTTCAACAACAGTCAAAGAGTTTTTGATCCTACTTATGGGGCATCACCATACTTTGGCCAGATAGAACCGAGAAGGCAGATTGTTATTTCGGTTGATGATGTTATTCAATACGAAGGAACAATCGACGATTGGAACATAGGCTACGAACAGGGAGGTAATTCTGTTGCTGTTGCCGTTGCATTTGATGGCATTGCTAACTTAGCAAACATTACGCTCCAAGATTTCACACCTTCTGGATCTGTTTTAGAATCAAAGTTTTTCATTTTGGATGACGCTACTAAAGGCAAGCTTGATGATCCAGGATTCTTCCTTGCCGGAACAGATGGCACGGTTACGACTGGTCGAGCAATCAACTCCGCACTCGATAACATTGGATGGCCACAAAGTAAAAGAGATCTTGATACTGGTTTAGCTGTCGTCGAATCTAATCCGATTCCGAATGATACAACTGCTCTCGACTATTTGCAAAAGGTGGCAATTAGCGAACCAAGCGGAGTATTTATTTCCAAAACTGGATCTGTAAAGTTTATAGAGAGAAACGCTGGCCTGGTTGGTTTCAAACCATTATTTGCGGATGATGGCACCGGCATTCCTTACTCAATTGTTTCTGTAATCTTTGGAACAGAGCTTCTTTATAATGAAATTACGGTTAGCAATTCTGTCACCGAAGCATCTGCAATCAACGAAACTTCGATTAGTCTTTACGGTAAAAGGGATGTAATCAGGGAAACGTATCTAAATTCTTTTGATCAGTTGGCACAACTCGCAGATTCATTAGTTGTCAAATTTGGTGAGCCAGAGTTCAGGTTTGAAATCATTGAAATAACTCTTGCTAATTTGGATGCAACACAAAGAGAGCAAGTTCTCAATTTAGAATTAGGCGATTTCGTTGAAGTCAAGTTTACACCTAATAACATACCGCCAGCGATCGAAAGATACGGCGAAGTTATTTCTATGAAGTCAACGTTTGCTCCGGATCGGGAGGTCATGCAAATCGGCCTGCAGTCGGTTCAAGGCGCACTGATAGTATTAGATGAAGAAGCTTTTGGTAAGCTAGATTCACAGAGCGTTTTAGGATTCTAAAAATGGCATTTATTGATTTCACAGCTGGCGAAGTGCTAACTGCCGCGCAGATGGATACGACATTCAGACAAACTGTTATGCGGTTTGCAGACGCAAGCACAAGGGACACAGCACTTACTACTGTTCTCGCCGAAGGCATGATTTGCTATCTAGATGATACCGATGAGATCCTAAAATACAATGGCGTAGCCTGGGAAAGTATTTCTAATCCAGGTGACATTACGGCTGTTACGGCCGGGACTGCATTGACTGGCGGCGGAAGCTCTGGTGATGTAACGCTAAATGTGGATCTCACCGCAGTTACAATTCCTACTTCACAAATCTCTGACTTGACTGCTTCCGCTACTGAACTGAACTATGTTGATGGAGTAACTTCTTCGATCCAGGATCAAATTGATAATCCTGTAGCAACATTCATAACAGACGCAACCACAGCACGAACTTTGACATCTACGGATGCGGGAAAAACAATCCTGTTTACAAGTGCTTCAGCAACAGTAATCACGGTAAACGACAGCACGAATCTAGCTATCGGCGAAAGAGTAGACGTTATTGCGGACGGAGCAGGTGAAGTAACGGTTTTGGCAAGCACAGCAACTGTAGCTGGTGCTGGCACTTCAACAACATCAGGAAGCTTCACGATCGGTGGCCAATACTCTGCCGCCACTTTGCTTTGCGTTGGCACTGACAGTTATCGGCTAATTGGAAATGTAGCGGTGGTCTAATGAGCCTTTTACTTCTGGGGATCCTGAACTCACAGGCGGCGGCTGGCGGTGCAGGTGCATACGACCTACTAGAAACAACAACATTAGGAAGCGACTCTGCGAGCGTAGTCTTTAGCAATTTGACAACAACCTACGGCAGCACCTACAAGCACTTGCAATTTAGGATTTCTGCCTATGCAACTGGTTCAACATTAGCTCCAACTTCTATGCAGGTCAGATTCAATAATGATTCAACTTCTGGCTCACATAGAAGTCATCAGCTCAAAGGAGACGGAAGTTCTGTCATCAGTCGCACCCTTTCTCAAGATCAAGGTTATTTAAGAGATGCTTTGGCCGATGGGGATACTCTCGCACAGGCTTCTCCTGTGATTATGGACATTTTGGATTTTGCTGATACAAACAAAGCGATTGTCGCAAAGGCTTTTAGTGGTGCGACTCAGCAATTTGGTTCTGCGGTCAGTTTAGAAAGTCTTTTGCTTACCACAGGGGCAACAGCTCTAACGCAAGTAAGCTTCAACAGGCTATCTACAAACACTTATGGAGCTGGCTCACGCTTCTCACTATACGGAATCAAGGGTGCATAATGGCTACACCTACATACACACTTATAGA